TGAAGGCTGATCCTAACGCAAAGCTTACCAATCAAAAGACTGTAGCATTATCTAAATTCCTTCTAAGGAAGAAGCAGGCTAACAAGGCTTCACTCTCAGCCGACGGAAAGATGAGAATTGATGCATTGCAACAACGAATAGATAACGATACGCGCGTTATCAACGCGGTTAGCAAAGAAAAGAGCCGACTTATTAAAGGTATTCAATCGTCTACAATTTTATCTAAAGATGAAAAGCAGAACAGAATAGAACAAATAAACGCTAAACTTCAAGCAGAAATTGATAAGAGAAATAAATTTATTGATCAATACAAAGAAGAACAAGCAGAGATACGGAAGGGTCTTTCTACGTCTGGCGTTGACCCCGCCATTGAGTCAGCCCCGGAACAAGCAAGCGCAGGACCTACACCCGCTCCTCAAGGGGAACCAGCAAAAGTTTCGTTGACTAAGGTTGAACTTAAATGGTTCAACGAATTATTGGAAAACAAAGTCAATCGAGAAGAACTGTTAGAGGCAGTCCCATCCCTTAAGATTGTTGATGGTAAACTTTCTGTAGAACCTCAGGATGCTCAAAAGCTTGATGACTTTGTATTTGAATCAGGCATACTTGATGGCCTAGGAACTATACCCCCTCGTATGAGGAAGTATCAATTCTACGAACCCTTCTTTACGTTACCATTAACAGAGGAGCGTATTCAAGAGATTGAAGATACTTTTATTCAACCAAGTGCAGCACCAGATCAAGCAAGCGCAGCACCTACACCTGTATCCGCTGAAACAGTTGCGGAATCAGGCAAGCCACCGAGCCAGCGTAAGGGCAAGGAGGAGATAACTACAGTTGATAGGTATCTAAGAACCATCAGTTCGTTGCTTCGTACTATGCACCCTCGACTAGCCTTGTTGGTTGATAAGTACTATAATGACATTGACTCAAAGGTTCTTGGTTACATGACCAAGACAAAGCCCTTCTTTGAGAAAATGAATAAGATCAAGAATAAGAAGGATAGGAAACGCTTGACTCAACTCATCTACTACAGCCGTAGCTTGGATCAGGATCCAAAGAAAGCTGAACTCAGAGTCAAGGAGCGTGACCTGCTGCTAAGGAAATACGGAATGTATAATGACTTTCACCTTAGGGTGAGAGTTACTCTTAATAAAGTCCGCACGGAACTTGTGAATGCTGGCTACGAACCCGGCAACCTCGAGGACTATTTCCCTCGTAAGATTCTGGATCTAAAGAAAGTAAAAGAATACTTCGGTGATACTGTCAAAAAACCCTTCAGTAAGTTTATTGCTGAACTGAACTTCGTTACTCAAGCGCGTCAGTTAGTTGTATCAGAAACAGAAAACAAAGATTTAAAGGGTCCTGATTTAGCAATACTAGTTCACGGAAAGTTAGAGGAACTCAGTAAAACTCACAACAAGCCAGAGATGGCCTTAGATTTTGATACGGTCAAAAAGCTTTTACCTCTTGAACAAGGAGTAATACTTAAACTTGGGGACAAGAAGACCTTAGAAATAGAGGCTACGCTGTTTGATCAATTCATGCGCCGAGGTCTTTATACTAATTACAGCAAAGGTCTTAGTAACCTAAAGAGGAGAAGCATTGACATAATACCAGATGAATTGATGGATGCCTATGCCTCACCAGGCGAAGCATTTGAGTCCTATGTCTATGGTGCTACTCAAGCAATAGAAACTACTAGGCTCATAGGCCGTAGATTTATTCTTGATGCTGAGGGCAGCAAAGCCGAAACAGCAAGCGAACTAGCACGAGAACTCCGCGAACTAGAGAACAGCGGAGAGATTACTCCAGAGGATACTGAGACTGCTTATGATGTTTTCCGCGTCATCCTTACTCCGCAAGGTAAGGAATCAAAGTTCTTCTCAGGACTCAGAGCGGCTAGTTACTTTACTTTGCTAGTGGAGTTCACCTCCACACTATCGCAAGTATTTGATATGCCATTCATCATGGCTCGAGCAGGTATTGATAATACTTTCAAAGCATTGATCTCCCAAAAACTTGGTGTTGATTTACTGGGCATTGATTCAAAGCGCGTATCCGAGGAGTTCCGTGATCCGTTGTTCATGGACAAGGCTGTTCGCTTGGGTCTAAAGGTTACTGGGTTCACCCGCATGGATCAGTTCATGAAGGAGACTAACATCACGGCTAACTTTATGCGCTTCAGAAAGATAGCGAAAGCCGCAGCCAACACTCCCAATGGACGTAGGTTCCGGGCGGAGATGGAGTTCATGGGATTCAATGATGCGGAAATTATACAGCTAAAGGCTGCACTCCAGAAGGGTGACAGCAATAACGCACTGGTGAGACTCGCACTCTTCTCAAGATTGTCCGAGACACAACCAACCTCCAAGGCTCGTATGCCACTCAAGCAGGCCGAGAATCCAGATACTAGATTGTTGTACACAATGAAGTCCTTCTTGGTGAATCAATTAAATCTTACTAATGATTTATATATTCAGCAGATGAAAAATGGAACTCGTCAGCAGAAAGCTGAAGCATTTCTTAATCTTAGTAAGTTGATAGTATTCATGGCAATGGTTGGTATGCCCGTGGATATGCTGAAGGATTTAATCGCGGGACGCTTGGGTTACCTTCCGGACTACGCAGTTAATAATAGTCTTCGTATCCTTGGCATATCTAGATACTCTGCTTACAAAATAAAACGCGATGGGTTCGGATCGTTTGCTCTTAACTACTTCCAACCAGTTGCCTTGCAACAATTCGTTGACATAACAAAGTCCGTGCAGCAACTAGCCGAGGGAACTCCTGTTGAGAGGACTAAGCTAATGACCCTTGCTCCTATGTCCGATGTCCTTAACAGAATCTTTGGGTTCACGAAGCAGAAGGAACAAAGAGAATTTAAGCGCAGGCTCAAAGAAGGTGAACGTCCATTCTTGATTCCTCCTGGAGCCTTATAGTAAAAAGGGCTGCTCCGTGGACTTCTCATATCGGAAGTTTTACTGCGGAACAGCCCCTCCAAGGACTGAACAAAAGCGCGGTCCATGAAAACCGCCCTTCGCCTGGGATTACTCCTTCGGCTTACCTTGTATTACTATATGAACCAACTAACACACGAACCATTTGTGTGGTAGAATAATTATAACATAGGTGTCCTATGTTTTCTGTCAAGAGGAATGCTCTAGCCTGTGGCAATTTGCACATAGGAGTTCACACTTCTCAAGCTCTTCAATAAATTGCTGTCGGGTTCCCATTCTCCTGTAGTCCCTAATGGGTTTCGTCTTCTCATATCCCGGCAGGTGATGGCAGTCAAATTGAATTGCCTTGCCCTTGAATCCGCACTCACCACAGACATAGCCACCGAAAAAATCCTCAATGATTTTATGGTAACGTACTGTCCGCTTCTGAGAGGGCTTCATATCAAATGAACTGCGAGTGATCCTCCATTTTCTGAGTTCCTTTGTTAAAGAGGATACGGCCTTGGGTATATCCCATGCCCTCCCTCTGCTTGGCTAGAGTCCATCGGACGTAGTCCATCTTCTGTTCCCTCTCTGATAAAGTCTGCCACAGAAATATAATACTGTCAGCATCCTGCTCCAAGGCTCCACTCTCACGGAGGTCGGACATGATAGGAGATCGGTCATCCTTTTCGGATTCACGGTTCACCTGTGCAAGTAATAGGACGGGTATATCTAAGTCCTTGGCGAGTAGCTTTAACTCACGGCTGATCTCTGCGACTTGTTGCTCTCTGGATATGTTCTTGGACATGGGCTTTATCAGCTGGCAGTAATCAATAATGATTCCATTTACCTTATGCTTTCGGTGCATACCCCTAGCTGTTGCTAGTATGTGGTCCAGTCGATATACGTTATCACGGATCCAGCAGTTCCAACCCTTCACGGTTTCGGTAGTCCTACGCAGTGTTTGCATCTTGTCAGCCGGAGCTAGCCCATCCTCGAACCTACGCATATGGAGTCCTGACTTGATGCTGAAGATGCGTTTCATTATCTGATTAGCACCCATCTCAAGATTGAAAAGTAACACTCCGTTGCCCGCCGTGCATATGTTACTCAAGAAGTTCAAGGCGTATGCAGTCTTGCCGCAGCCCGGCCGTGAAGCTAGGACGCAAAGTTGACCTGATCCGTAGCCACCTCTGTAGAGAACATCATCAATGGATTGGATGCCAGTCCGTAGGTATTTAGAAAAATCTACCTTACCTGTAACATCCTCAAATGTTTGATCAACAATGGTTTCCAAGTTATCTCTGGTGGGAGTCAATGAGGATATGGAATCGCACTGACCCTGGATACTAGTGAGTATCTCCTCTGAATCCTTGCCGTCCTGTAGCTGATCCTTAATGACCAGCGAAAGACGGGAGAGGTTCCTTGTCCTGTGGGACTCCACCATATCATCCATTAGGTTTTTGAAATGCAACTCGCTTAGACCTGCATCGTGCGTGGACCAAACAGCGTTAGCATCGAGGCCGTGCTGACCCTTGGACATATCCGTGAATAGGGACATCGTGCCAAGGATCACGCCCTTGGAGTCAAGCTTGCACATAGTCTCCCACATTGTGCGAGTATCGTAAGCTGTAAAAAAGTCAGCGTTGATGCCGGACTCCTTGGCTTCATTCAGTAGGGCGTTGCACCCATCGTTTATCTCAGCCTTTAGGATTGTCCCCAGTAGGCTCTTTTCTAATTCTTTCATGGTTTTTGAGTCTTATGTTTTGTTGGTTCCAATTGTCAACTTGAGGTTCCCACTGATCCTCACCCTGCATTACCCATTCTTCTAGGTGAGCAAGATCCTCGGAGTAAAGTGGTTGATCAGAATAGATGGAAGTGAATCCATCGAAAAGTCCACCAGCATCCGTCACGAACTTTACAATAACCGTACAGAACTCAAACTTCTCGTTATTTATGTTAAGCATATATATGTATTTCATATTAACCTTTGGATTAATGTTACGAATGCCTTGGCTGCGGTCGCAGGAACTACTCCGTTTCCCAAGAGCCTAAGTCTGTCCACCCTGCTGGAAGACCCATTAGATGCTCGACCCAGTTGGGGTTCAGCTTGCCCGTTGCTTTCCCGCAATGACCCGCTATGTCCTCCTCCAGATTGGCTTTCTTCCGATTGGCTAGATGCTCTCGATTCTTCTCCGTTATCTCTGGATGAACCTTGTTTGCTCTTGGTGTCGGCCACGACTCTTGGTTCTTCCCATTCGTATTGGGGTTCGCCTGGTCTTGCAGGCCAACGTGTGCTACACGCTGACCAAGTGTCTGCTTGGATGGGTTCGCCCTGCTCGGAGGAACTGTGGCATTGGTGTCCTTCCAGTCCCTCGTGGTTGCTGTCGGCCAGTTCTTTACCTGTTCGGTCAGACAACCTTCCACATACTTCCGTCCTATGCTCTCTCGGTAAGCCTTCCGCTTTTCCATTCCCT